GCCGAGGAAGAGGGTGCGGCCCATGCTTAATGTTGTTGCGCTGATGGGCCGTCTGGTCTACGAGCCGGAATTGAAGACCACCCCGAGCGGCATCAATGTGTGCAGTTTCCGCATTGCCTGTGACCGCAGCTTTGCCCGGCAGGGCGAAGAGCGCAAGTCCGATTTTATCGACGTCACCGCGTGGCGGCAGACCGCCGAGTTCGTCTGTAAGTATTTCCAGAAGGGCAGCATGATCGCCATCGAAGGCAGCTTGCAGACCCGTCAGTACCAGGACAAGAATGGTAACAACCGCACAGCCACCGAGGTTCTTGCGTCGCAGGTGAGCTTTTGCGGCGGAAAGGCCGCAGAGAAGCCTGCTGTGCGCGATTTCGACCGGCAGACGGAAAATCATGTGCGCGAAGCAAACACCGCTCACAACGCCCCGCAGAAGTCTCAGAACGTACCGGAGTATTCGCAGGGCAGCGCAGACGACTTCTCGGTCATCGACGACAGCGAAGACCTCCCGTTCTAAGCCGAGAGCTGTGCTATCTGGCTATACGGGCGCGCAAAGGAGGTGATTGAGTGGCACAGGACGATAAAAAGTCATTTGTGGCGTATCTGAGCTGGTTCGACGCGCTGGAAGAATACTCCGACGCAGAGGTTGGGCAGTTGATGCGAGCTCTTGCACGGTATGCCAAAACCGGAGAAAAACCCGAATTTTCAGACCGTGGGATGCGTGTCAACTGGAAATTTATGTGCAGCGACGTAAAACGGGCGTCTGAAAAATGGGATGAAACCCGCAAGAAACGCAGCAACGCCGGAAAACGCGGCATGGCAAAGCGCTGGGGAAAGTCTGAAGACATAACAAAAATAACAAACGATAACAATGCTAATGACGACATAACAAAAATAACTGTAGATGTAGATGTAAATGGAGATGTAAATGGAGATGTAGATGTAGATGGGGATGTAGATGTTGTAAAGCGCGATAACACCGCCGCCGTTGATATGGAGTTATCAAAAATCGTCCAGCATTACCAACGTGCTATCGGCGACTTCCCGCGTTCGGCGCTGGAAAAACTGCAAAAATGGCGGCAGGAGTACAGCACGGAGATGATTTTGCTGGCGATCGACAAGGCTGCAGAGGCCGGGAAGCGCTCGTGGAACTACATCAACGGCATCCTGTCTGGCTGGCAGCGGGACGGGATACGCACCCCGGGGGACGTGGCAGCGAATGAGCAGCGCAGACAAGAGCAGCCTCGCGGGAAACAAGCCACAGAAAGCACCGCAGAAGCATACGCAAATATTTTCAAGGGGGTGAAACCGTGACAGTGGAGATGATGACAAAGCTCCTTGCGGACGCTGAGGCCTATTTTGGACGGCCTCAGCCCGCAGAGAACCGCGCAAGCATCGCGGAGATCTGGGCGAACTCATCGCTCAAGGATGTGCCGGATGAGATGGCCTATAAGACATTCCACGAGGTGATTTCGGAGTGCAGCTGGCAGAGCCAGCTTCTCCCGGCGTGGAAAAAGGCCATCGAAAAGGCCCAGGGTGAGCAGATGCTGGCGAAGCACTGCCTTGCTGCCCGCACCCGGATGCTCAAGTCCAGGAAAGAAAGAAAGCTTCTTGGGCAGGCAAACCAGAACGGAGGACGAAATGCCTAGATACAAAGTCATCGTAGAGTGCAGCGGCCCGCACGGGAACGCGGCGCTTACATACCGCATCAACGCCGCGAGTCAGTTTGCGGCAGAGTTCCGGGCCTGCCAGCTGGCGGGTGACCATTACCCCGAGTATCGGGACATCAAACCGGTGAGAACGGAGGTGCTGAAAAATGGCTAAAATCATAGACCATCTTTCGCAGGGCGAAATTCTCGCCCAGATGGCAGAAGAGCTGGCAGAGGCCGCACAGGCGGCGCTCAAGCTGCGCCGGGCGCTGGATGACTCAAACCCGACTCCCAAGACTATCCCCGAATGCTGGGAGTCGCTGGAAGAAGAAATCGGCGATGTCATGAACTGCATTGACGCACTTTTGCTGGAAGACGATCTGAACTACCACTCATTTATGAGCAAGTGCGGCGAAAAGGCAGAGCCCAAAATGAGCCGTTGGAAGCAGCGGTTGGAAGCGAGGTACGCGAAAAATGAAGATGACACCGTGTAAAGACTGCCCTGCACGGCACCCGGTATGCCACGACACATGCCCCAAGTACGCCGAGTTCAAGCGCCAGCATATCGCAGAGCTTGCTTACACAAAGCAGATGACCGACCGGGGCGTTGTATACCGCTACGACCACGAGGACCGTCACCGGGAGCGGGGCCGTAAGAAGTATATGGGAGCGAACGGAGGAGCGGACAGATGAATAAATTTGGAAACTGCACCCTGTGCGGCAAACAGGTCGAAAAGGACTTACGGGAGATGTGGACATGAGCAACGAAAAAGAGCTGGTGCTGATCTACATTTACCTGGGCAACGGCATCCAACACGACCTCTGCCTGTGGTTCGTGGCGAGCAGTTACGATCTCGAAATTATTCGGGAGGAAGAGAGGAAACAGTGAGAATACATTCACTCGTCCATCGTGACGACGCAAAAAATGAGAGCGGCTTCGCAATGGTCATACTGACCGGCGAGGAGATAATCTCTCTGAACAACCTTCTGTATGGGGCAACAAAGTCAATGACGGGTAAAAGAACGCTGCTTGAATTGGCGAAGGAGGTAAAACTCCTGAATGCGATCGTTCAGCACGGCGGGCTTGATTCGTTCGACATCGAAACCCTTGCGGAAGTCGATGCGCGGTCCCGCGGCGAAAAGCGTGAAGGCTGCATGAAGGGAGCCGAAACGGAGGAGCGGACAGATGAAAGTGCTTATCGCCTGTGAGGAATCGCAGGAAGTATGCAAGGCTTTCCGGGCAAAAGGACACGAAGCCTACTCCTGCGATATTCAGGAGCCATCCGGCGGGCATCCTGAGTGGCATATTCTTGGAGATGCGCTCAAGGCTCTGGAGGGGGGGCAAGTCGTGACAATGGACGGCGTAACGCATGACGTTGGCAAGTGGGACTTGCTCATTGCACACCCTCCCTGCACATACCTGAGCAACGCCGGCGCTTCTAGGCTTTACAAGATCATTGATGGAAAAAGTTACGTCGCTCTTGAACGTCTGAGCAAAGGCATGGAAGCAAAAGACTTTTTCCTCCGATTCTTGCAAAGCGGAATTTCGAAGATTGCTGTTGAAAACCCCGTGCCATCTGGCGTTTACCGCCTTCCGAGGTACACACAAATCATCCAGCCGTGGCAGTTCGGGCATCCCTTCCACAAAAAGACTTGCTTATGGTTAAAAGGTCTCCCTCCACTAGAGCCTACAGAAATTGTCATGCCAACAATGTATTGGGTGCAAGGGCAAGGTCCGCGAGGGAAAGGCCGCCCGGGAGGCCACAGATCGCAAAAAGAGCGAAGCAAGACCTTTCCCGGAATTGCAAAAGCAATGGCCGAGCAATGGGGGTAAGCAGATGAAACCGAAAACGAAATCCGAGCTGATGGCCGAATGGGCCGGCCGGCCCGACCAGCTCAAAAGAGAGCGGGAGGTAAAGGCCATCCGCAAGGCGATGGACGATGCCCGCGCCGTGATGCAAGACGGTCTGACCCGGTACGTCAAGAAAAAGACCAAAGCCCGCAGCATGGCAAAGGCTGAAGCTGACCCCTTTGCTGAGCTGGAAGGCTGGGAAAGCATGGAGCAGATCCAGGATGCCTACGGCTATGGCGAAATCACTGCCGACAGGCGGGACAAGATCACCGACCTGTGGGAAGCCCGGGAAGCTGCCAGAAACAGCCGCAAGGGCGCGGACAAGTACCACGACCTTGTGACGGAGATGCTGGAAACGGCCATCCGCCGGGTTGGCAATGAGTACGCAGATATGCTGTTTGAGTATGACCAGCAGCGCAGAGAAGCTGAAAAGCAGTGCGAGCAGCTGGCAATGGAAGGGATGATGAAAAAATGAAGGCTGTTCTGATAAGCATCAAACCTAACTGGTGCAAGCTGATTTGGAGCGGGATGAAAACCGTGGAGGTGCGCAAGACCCGCCCGAAGCTGGAAACGCCCTTCAAGGTATACATCTACTGCACAGGTGCCGGGGTCTTGTGGCAAAGATTTCCAAAGACCGGGTTGCAGGGGATGGAAGAGCGCGTCATCGGTACAGTTGTCTGCGATAAAATCGACCGATTGACACATATTGGAGCAACGGGCAGCAGAGAGCCTGCCAAGCTGTATATCGGAACTCCTGATTTAGAGTATGAATATGCTGACGAGTTGCTTCGAGCGGCCTGTTTGACCGAAGCGGAGGCCGAAAAATATCTCAAGGGCGGTGACGGATACGGCTGGCACATTTCTGACCTGAAAATTTGGGACGAGCCTGTAAGGCTTAAAAATTTCTGGGGCATGAAGCCTTGCAGGCATGGTGGCGACTGTTGCACTTGCCTGCAATGGGACAACATGAAGGAAGAGTGCTGTGCATCCCGATACATTTCACGCCCTCCGCAAAGCTGGTGTTACATGGAGGACAGTGAATGAAGCTGACCCTCTACGGTGACCCGCGCACAAAGAAAAACTCCGCCCGCATCCTCAAAAGCCGCTCAGGCGGGCGCTTTGTGGCACCTAGCAAGGCCTACGTGGATTATGAGACCGGATGCCTGCGGCAAATCAAAAGGCCGCACAGCCCCATCTCTGCCCGCGTGAACGTGAGGTGCGTGTACTACATGAAGACCGCCCGACGGGTCGATCTGGCAAACCTCATCGAGGCGACCACGGACATTCTGGTAAAAGCCCGCGTGCTGGAGGACGACAACAGCAAAATCGTCGCCGCCCACGATGGCAGCAGGGTGGACTATGACAAGCAAAATCCCCGGGCGGAAATCTGGATCGAAGAAATGGAGGAGTAAAATGAATATTTGGCTTTCTGCATTATATTCGCTTGGCATACTTGGCACGGGCGCGATTATTTTTGCGTTGGGTGCACGTTTTATTAAATGGGCGGTTGAAAGCGAACACATGGTATTTTTGTGGCTGGTTGCGCTTATCGTGTGCTGGATCATGCTCGCAATATGCATTTACGTCGAAGGAGGCGCTGTATGAGCCGCACATGGATACCTGAAAGTGACACACCAAAGCCTGACATTGGCGTGGACTACCGCACCGTCAAGGCGTGGTTTCAACAGTGCCGCGACCTTGCGGCAGCTATCGAAGTCCAGAAGCAAAAAATACAGCGTATCAGGGACGTGGCCGAAAAATGCACCCAGAGCCTGAGCGGGATGCCCGCGGGTGGTGGCAATGGGGACAAGGTGGGCTTCGCTGTAGAGCGGCTGGACACCGAGCGCCGACAGCTTCAGAGGATGGAGACGGACTTGTGTAATCTACGTGTCGAGGCCACCCGGCGGGCATACTGCCTGATAGCCGAGCCGGAATGCGCCGAAGCGATTTGCGAGCACTATGTCATGGGCAAGTCTCACAAGGAAATCGCAAAAGAAGTCGGCGTGTGCGGGGCAGATGTGGTCTACCGGCGAATCAAACGCGGATGTATGGCCCTGGCCGAGATATGGGACGAGTTTTCTGACGTGCAAAGTGTACAACATGCACAAGAAAACACAGCGTGATTTTGGGAGGGATCAGCTCTTTTCAAGTCTGCAAGCTTGGATGTAAAATTCTAATAAGCGGTTCAGCGCTAAGCGGTAGCCGCTTGCCACGCAGCCTCCAGAACGGTCCCTTCCTTGTGACAGGTTTTCATGCTTTCCTGTTCTCCTTCACCGTTTTGCGGGCTGCTTCTATGCGATACACTGACACAAAGGCAGCTTGTCGCTCACGAGAGACAAGAGGCGGTTCGATTCCGCCGTATCGCACCGTATGGCGAATGGACTCATCCCCCACAAAGCTGCACGCTTAACCTCCCGTGCCACGAGAGAAAGCTTTGAATCCCTGAGGGTGTGGGTAGACTTCCCGACGGGATGTGCGTCAAACAACAGCCCTGGCAGAGAACCAGGGCTGTTTTATATGGCCGCCTGAGCGCAGTACGGAGCGCGTGTCAGCTGAGATATTGCTGGCTGGTTCGAGTCCAAGGGCGGTGTTTTATACTCCGGTAGCTCAAGTGGTAGAGCGGCGGTCTCCAAAACCGCATGTTGCAGGTTCGAGCCCTGCCGGGAGTGCTTGCATGATCTGACGAGAGCGGGGAGTGCAATAGCGGAGCATCCAGCCGCGAAAGTTCTGGGCGCAGAGGCTTTGCACCCGACAAGCAAGGCCTATTATTTTGATATTCTGACCGTTCGGATTTTCCGGGCGGTTTTTTTTTTTCATGAGTTTAGAGAGGGGGGGGGGGGGGGCGCGCGACGGC